GCTCTGGAAGTAACTCTGGTGGCATCCACTGTTTAGGACGTTCACTAAATTCACGGTTATCGGTATCACGATTAATTCTATTTGTAGCCATGTCAGGCCTCCACTTTAATAAGTTCTTTAACGTACTGCTCTGGGGTAAGACCAAGTTTCTTTGCAATCGCAACTTGCGACTGAGTTAACCTGACTCGTTTCGGTGCCGTCGACCGTGTTGCCGGAGCTACTACGTTACCAGCTCTAGGTTTAGGACTGTCTGCCTTCTGCTTAACTGGGACTTCTACTTCTTCTTCTACTTCCATGTCTCCAAATTCCTCTGGAAACCGTTTTCGCATTGTTTTGTCCAACGTTGCGTAATACTCATCAGAACCAATCTGTACACCTTGGCGCTTCATCTTTTCATGAAGTCCCATAGCTGCTGCAGTCATCTCTTCGTCCTGTCCGAACCAAGGGTTTTCCTGCTGCCAACGATCTAGTTTTTGATCTACTGGCTGTACATTTTGAGGCTGTTGTTGCGTTTGTACAACAAAATTTTCGTCTTGTAAAGGGGGTAATTTAAAATTCTTTGCCTTTTCAAGATCCATTTGAGCTTTTGTTAGTAGCTCTTGGGCTTCCATCAATGCATTAGAATCACCTGCTTCATAAGCCTCTTTGTATGCTTGTTTAGCTGCTTTAAGCTGGGCTTTAGCAGAATCTTTCTTAGCATCTTTGTAGTCTTTACTACCTTCTTGTAGTATTTTTTGCAGTCTTTGATTCTCAGACATTAGGCGCTGGGCAGCATCAATAGCAGCCTGTTGCTCACGCAGGGCAGCTTCTTTAGCACGACGTTCGTCGTTCCAGACACGCTTCATCTTAATAAGCTTGTCTTTAGCTTCCTTGCTATATTTGTCTAAATCGTCTACGTCTACTTCTAATTGACGTACCTTTTCTGGGTCTGCAGGTTGGCGATTGCGGTCTTCCTCGGGGGTATCGTCCTCAATCTCAATCTCTAATTCTGCTTCTGTATCCTCGGGTAAACCCTTAGTATCTTCTACTTCATCGGGAAATTTGTAATCTTCTGGCATAGTCCGCCTCCTTAAATGAATTTACGTTTGATGCCACGTGGGTCCTGAACTACGGCTTCCACAGAGTCATCGTTAATAATCCGGAACTCACGGTCGTGAATTACCAGTCTGGTACCTGCATTTGGGCGTACAAGGATAAAATCACCCTCTTTGCACCAAGGTCCATTGGGGAAACGAGTCTTATCTGCGTAGCAATCTGGGCCTAGTGAGACAACAAAAAGTACGGTAGTTAGGAGCTCGTCATGCCTACGAGTTTCATCTGACTTGATAATGCCGCTGTCAAATGCTTCTTCGGCTTCTGGAATTGCGCATAAAATGCGATATCCCTGTGGGGTCGGCAGTTGCTTCGCCCGTTCTTCTACTTGCTGGTTTAGCACTGCAGCTAAGTCTACTGCTTGGCTAAGGTTAAGTTCATTCATCGTCCGAATGCTCCAATCGTTGTTTGAGGTCTTTAATAATGGCACACGCAGCTTCAAGACCTCGAACTTGTCCGCATGTGTATCTGTACTCTTCAAAATCTTTGGCTTGCCCGTATGTCAGGGCTTCGCCAAGTACTTGTATTCGCTCCTGATACTGTCCGATCAGGTAATCGAGATGGTCATTCATTATTTAGCTTTCTCCTTTGGTTTTGGTGTAGCTGCCTTTGCCTGTTCGGCTTGGGCTCTAAGTTGCTCACCCTGCAAGTCTGACTTATGGGTGTGCTCCATAGCGGTGTGCGCTATTTCAAAAGCGTGGTCCATGCGGCGTCCGTGCTGCTCTTTGTGGATATCCGCTGCTTTAGATAGTGCGTTCAAATCGGCTGTTTTCATAGCAGTTTGTGCTTGAGTCTGGATACGCATCTTCTCAATCTCAAGTTGTTGCTGCTTAATCTGAATCTCAGCTTGATCTTTTTGCTCTTGTGCTTGTTGGGCACGTTGTTTAATCTGTAACTCTTGTTGTTGCATTTGTACCAGCGGATCTTGCGCTTGCTGGGCAGCTTGTTGCTGTTGCATTTGAGCCTGATTATTCTGTAATAACTTCTGAGCTGCTTGAGCAAGTAATGGGGCAAGTTGCGCTTCTACTTGTGGGTCCATTGGGATTGCTTCGCCAGTCTCGTCTTTCTGAGCTGGTAATGAAGCGCCAAGTTGTTGCTCAATCTGAACACGATACTCAAAGCCCAAGTGCTCATTAATATGAGACATCATAGCTGCCTGAATCTGCTGAGCCATAGGGTTATTTTGCAAGAGCATCTGAATTTTAGGATCGTGCATAGCTGACATGTGTACAGTGATATGCGCTTGGTGATCTTGATACTGGAATGCCTTGCTTGGCTTAAGCATCAATATATTTTGATTTTCTGTAACCGGATCTGTTGGCTTCTGGTCCTCGTCCATCGGCACGAGCTTCTGCGCATTCTTAATCCCCAATACATCGAGCATCTGCCGATAGAGGAGCGGCATATTAAAGAGCTGGGGCGATCCTTGAGCCAATTGAAGAACTGCTTGGTACTGTACAATCTTTTGCGCCATCGTACTCGCATTTGGATCAGAGACGGGGATGACATCAACATTATCATAATCAGATTTTTTCGCACGTCGGGATCCTTCGACAGGTTCATAATCATAGTCCTCCGGTGCGTACTCAGCGATGATGCGCTTGAGCATTTTAAGTTCTTGTTTAAGAGAGTAGTGAATACGTGCTTGTACCGCACTCATCACTTTGAGCGTACGCTCTAAAATTGCTAGTGTTGTTCCTACTGGAGCATTAGCTGACATGTCACTGAGGTTAAGGTCTGCTGTATTTGCAAAGCGACGACCTTCCTCAATGATTTTATCCATCAACCCAGCGAGGACTTGACTTGGCTCCTTGTAAGGCAACGGCATGATGTTGTCACGCATGGCTCCACTGGGCACATCCACATCCCGCCACTCACCGGGGGCAATGGGCGTGTCGTCTCCTTTAACACGCAACCCACGGGTCTTAAAGCCACCCGGCAGATTCGAGAGGGTTCCTGCATCGACCAACTGACGTATGATTGAAGTGCCACTTTTAGCGTAAGCGCCAATAAGATGGATGAGACCAAAACAATAGAAACCAAAGCCGGGAATATACCCGTAGTGCACGAAGTGCTGACGTTTCTTATGAGTTCTGTCGCCTTCTTCCCAATTGCGTCTAATAGATAAAACATTCATCGTTCCTTTCTCGATGGTTACAACATAAGGAAGCGCAATGCCCGTAGGCTCGCCATCCTCGTCTTTGTCCTCGAAACCGGGTAAGTCTAAGTCCACATGCATCTCAAGAACTTTGTACCTACTATCTGTAGTAGCTCTGAAGCCTAGCTTTTCAGCTATCTTCTTCTCAACTTCATCTAGTGTGCTTTGTGGATCACCTAGGTCTATATCACGATAGAACCCATTAACCTGCAAGATCTTAAGCTCATTCTCTGTTTTGCGCATAACGTGGGTTACACGTGGCGAGGACGCCAAATCAGAAGCGCCGTATGGAACTACGATATCTTCTGCAGGAATGTACATTGCTACTTGACGCTTGAGTGCTGTGTCGTAGTAGACTTTCTTAAACGCATTACCCGCTAAGCCTAAGCCCCAGAGCATACGCTCTGTTTCTGGACGATACTCAGGCATTTCTTCAGTAAGCTGATAGTTCATATCTTCTTGAACACGTTCAGCCGCTTCTTTTTTATCTTGTGTTTCTTTACCAATAATTAATGTCTTTACTGGACCCATCGCTGGGAATATTGACATCATAGTTTCAGCTTGGAATTTCACCAATGCTTCTGCAAGGAGTGGATGGTAGACGCCACAGGCCCCTTCCCACGGTTCGGCACGTTCTTCAATTTTAAGACCTAGGAGTTCTAAGCCATCCACATAAGTTTGTATCCATTCTTTGCGAGAGCCTATGTCATCGTCAAAGTCGCCTACTAAATCGCCTGCTAACTGAGTTAGCTCACCTTCGGTCATGTACTCCGCAAGGTTTTCGTTAAATTCGGTTTCATGCGCCTCTTCTTGCGGCGTTTCCATTGCTTCTTCAAATGGATCACTACTCAACTCGATCTCAATCTCAAGTGGAGATTCTTGTGCAGCTAGTTCGTCAATACCTTGTGGGGCAGAGTAAATTGCCTTATCAATTGCCATAATTTATCCTTAAATAATCTTCCATCCGCCCTTGATAGGCTTGTCTATTAATCCACCCTTTTTAAATGATGCGCCGGTTTGGGATGCGTCAAGGGGTTCTGGTGCTGCGTCTTGTTGTGATGCTTGTGGGGTCAACTTCATTTGTTTTATAAACGGAGCATACAGTGTTTGTAGTTGCGCCTTAACTTCTGGATGTTCTACCAATGCTGCAGCGGTTTGAACATCAGTTGGGTTTGTATGCAAAGTACTAATGTTGTAGTCAGAAATAGACCCTCTAGGCATAAGTCCAGCTTTTTTACTAACATCAACTACTGGACTAATAGGCTCTATACCATTCATAACTCTGAATTGATTAAGCGCTGCTCTGTTTAGTATTCCCGGGTCAATGTTTTTAAGATACCCAGCAACATTTCCGCTTGTATTATTAATTAAATGCGCACGAAGTTCATCTGGACGCATGTTGTTTAACATTGCGTTAGATATCTCAAGGTTGTTAATGTTATTAGCTAAAAATTCTTGCGGTGTGAAGTTATCTGCTTTAGCTTTGTTAATAAACGAAATTAGCTCTTTATTTTTTGGGTGCTCTGCTGCATAACGCATCTCGTCTGCTTCTTTTTGATAATCAGCACCGGTGCGGTCCATTCCTCTTACTTTACCTTTACCATTCCATAAAAGTTCAAACGGTAAACCTGTACGTTTAGCTGTATCCATTTTTTCTGTTACAGCTGCTGGAATACCAGCGGATACAAAATCATGCCCTTGTTCTTGTAGCTTGTTGTATATTTTTGCGTATTTGGGGTTATCTCTAGTAAACCCTTTACCGTGGTTATACCCAAGGTCAGTTCGCCCTTCATGCAAAACCATATTAGCAATTTGCTGAGTAGATAAACGTGGAGCACCTAAGTTTTCTGATTCAACCAAAGCACGTACTGAGTCATATAGTTCTGAACGATTTAACTCATGTGGTGTAGTTTCCATACGGTCTTTGCCACCAAATTTACCTGTAGGGTCTGCCCTATATCCGTAGATATAGTCTGACATATCGTGCCCACCATAGTTAAATTTCATGCTTCACCTCAATAATACGCTTTTCGTTTAGCTTTAAAAAACTTAATATCCTCTGGCTCGTCAGACGGTAGTCTAATGAAGCCACCATTTCTAAACCGCATCAGTGCCATCACTGTTGAGTCCACCAAGTCATCATGACTCATAAACGGGAACCCTGCAATTTCTTCTACTACTTCTTCTGCCCAGCGAGTTTCTGGAACCCAACATAGCCCTGATCTAATAATATCTGCTACACTGTTCAGTCTCGCTAGTTTATCACCAGAACCCCTGTGTGGGGTATATTCTTGCACGGGCATACCTGTCCTACGCATTTCCTGATAGAGCGCAGTACCTGCCGATTTCTTCTCCACAATGAACGCATCAGGCGCCCATTCTTTATATTCGCTATACGCTAGATCCTTTAATTCAGGGAACTCCATGCGCTTTTTAATACTGTTAAGCAGGATGATGTTATAAGCGCCGTTCTCATCATTCATAAACACACCCCACGTAGTTAGCGCTGTGTAGTCGGCTCGGTTGTTAATTTCGGCTGCCGCATCAAGGGACATGATGATGTATTCACACTGTGGGGGCAGCTCGCCTTTCCACCAATTCCACCATTCTCTTTTGACGACGGAGGCTTCTTCGGAGGTGGGGTTTTGTTGGTATTGAGCGTTCCACTGGAACACAGGCATAGAGGCCTTAGTTTGACGCAGAGCGGCCAGAGGCATCCACTCAGGCCATAAAGACCGTTCTTCTTTTGTTCCTTCGTTAAAGATTGCGGGGAACTCAACAACTTCATACTGGTCTGCTTCCTCATTCTGAATCATGTCACGCTTAACTCTACCAGACAGATCATCCTGATGCCAACGAGTTTGTACGATTGCTACCCGACCGCCAGGCATAAGACGAGTACGAGCACCATAAGTAAACCACTCATATGCCTTTTCAAATACGTCAAAGTTGCCATTAATAATGTCTTGTTCGTTATGTGGGTCGTCAACCAATAATAGGTCCGCTCCCCTACCCGCCAGAGCTGAGCCAACGCCACAAGCAAAATACTCGCCGCCACAGTTAGTGTTCCAGCGACCAGCAGATTTATTATCTTGAGCCAGATTGACTGTTGGAAATATCGTGTGATAGACCGGGTTATCAATTATGTTCCTTACTTTTCGTCCAAAGTCCACAGCAAGATCGGTAGTGTGGGATACCATCAGCACTTTCTTATCAGGGTATTTACCTAGAAACCATGCTGGAAAATAGATTGACACAAGCTGCGACTTACCGTGACGAGGCGGAATGTTGACACAAATGCGGTTCTTTTTACCGTCTGCGATATCCATCAGCAAATCTGCCAATATCCGGTGGTGTTTACCAACCTTATAGTCTGGCTGCATCTTCTTACAAAACTCAATCAGATCATCCCGACAAGCCTTAGAAGACTTCCGTTTATCGATCTCATCGAGCACAATATCGAGCTCTAGAGCCTCATTATCGTCAAATTCGTCCAAATTTTGGACTAAAAAGTCCAATTCTGCGTCTGTTAGAGAGGCTAATGGGTCAGATAATTCAGCAGAAATAGCGTCAAAATCACTCATTTTTTACGCTTTTATTCCCATTTTTCGTCAGTTTCGGCGGGTTTTTCTTCGTTTTTGGGCTCTTCTATGCCCAATTCTGCGTCTAAATCGACTGTTTCGCCATTAACTTTGACTTCTTTTACGTCTTCTATATCAACAGGCTGCATCAAACGTTGTATTTTCGCACGTACAGACTCAACAAGATCTTTAGTTGAGCGATTGTTAATAGTTACTTCGCTCTTCTCAGTAAACAAACCAACGTCTGTGATCTTACCAAGTAATTCCAAAGCCCGCATTTTGGTGCGGTCGTCTTCAGACTCTGATGCAAGGATAAGTTTGTTAGTAACTAGGAGTCTAATCTGCATTGCGTTATCAACCACACGCAAAGAATACTCATCGAGTATGCCTTTTACTGATTTATATGTAGCAGGGGTGTGCTGTACTTTAGCTAGCTTTTTGTTAGCTTTCTCTTCGTTCTCAGCTACTTGATAAACGGCCTGTTCTGCAACCACTAAGTCTTTTTCAGTGGGCGTTGTATCTAGCCCGAGTAATTCTGCTGAATTACAGGCTGCCTGCGCCTTCTCAATGAAGTTCGCTAGTACCGGATTGTCTTCCGGGAATGGTATTGCCAAGTCCGGCTCTACGTGTATTTGCATCTATCCTGTCATGTCCGACGTATAAGATGTTTAGATTATATACATGTTTTTACAACGTGTACACTTTTTGCCTTTTTTATACATGTTTTTACAACGTGTATACTTTTTACCTTTTTTTATACATGTTAGTGTGGGGGTCACTGTAGGTATGTGAAGCCTAATAGAAATTGTCTATAAAAAGCGCCCCCACCGGGGTATGTTACTACTTTACTTCTTTTTTGGTTTGTAAAAGTCTTCCCAAGTAGACACTATGCAGTTGTACCAAAACTCATACGCTTGCTTAGTGCGGTCAATAACTTCCTCAAACTTCTTGTACTGCTCGTCAAATGAAAACATAGTTTTCTCCTTTTGGGTTAAATACCGGGGGGTACATCCCCCGTTTTGTATAGTATATTACTTATTTTGTTGCGCTGCAACATTCTCTTCGTAGTGGTGGATTCTGTGGCAGTTAGCGCATAGGACTATGCACTTTTTGATTTCTTCGTATGCTTTTGTAAACAGCTTATTGGAGACTAAACGGTTGACGTTATGCTCTTTTGTCTTAGGATTTTCGTGATGGAAGTCAAGTGCAGCTATGTGATCGAACCCGCATTTTGTACATTTAAGTGTACGTTTAAATGCATTCCATTCTTCTTTTAACTGCGCCTTATTCTTTTTGTTCTTTTCTATTATTGCTTCTTGATTAGCCAGATAGTGCTTACGGCTGTACTCCTTGTGATTCTTTTTTCTTACGTT